TTGTTCTAAAGTATGATACACTAGAAAAATCCTACGTGGTAGCAGACTATCCTGCTATGATTACCACGCAGGACAGTTCTCGAATTACCATAGAATTGCCTGAGATTTCAGGTGTTCAAGAATCTATAGACTATACAGGTGCCTGGGAAGTCAAATTCTATCGCAACAGAGAAGCAGAACGACAGGCACTGTCAAAAGCACTTAGACCACGGGCAGATAACTGATGTCAAAACAACTGGATCATTTCTACGACGGACAGCTAAGAAGATATATTACTCAGATGATAAGAATGATGAGTGGCTTTTCCTATAAAGATAGTTCAGGCGAAGTAACCACAGTGCCTGCTATGTATGGCGATCTAACACGTCAGGTTGCGAATATTATACGTAACAATTCTGAAAACAAAATACCAAACGCGCCTCGAATGGCACTGTATGTCACTGGCCTAGAACTAGACACTTCGAGGCTAGCAGATTCATCGTATGTAAACAAAGTCAATATTCGAGAAAGAGAGTTTGACACCGCGGGTAACGAATATCTAAACACAGAAGGCAAGAACTATACGGTGGAACGCCTTATGCCTACACCATATACGCTTACAGTCAGTGTAGACTTATGGAGCACAAACACTGATCAAAAACTGCAGATACTTGAGCAGATTCTTATGCTGTTTAATCCTTCTCTTGAACTACAGACCACAGACAACTATCTTGATTGGACTTCGTTGTCTACTGTATATCTAGATGGCATAACCTGGAGTTCAAGGAGTATACCTCAGGGCACAGAAACAGAAATAGACGTTTCTACACTGTCATTTACTACTCCTATATACATCTCGCCTCCTGCGAAGGTTAAGCGGTTAGGTGTTATTACAGACATAGTAAGTCGTATACACAATTCTAAACAGGAGTTGATAGACGCTACTACAGATATTGATTTTTCACTGCCCGAAGGTGACGCTGATATTCAAACAGACCTGTTTGTAAACGAGTCTGGCGACATTGAACGTGCTACTACAAGAAAAGACTATGACACAGAACAATCTGTATTAGCTATACTCAAAACCACCTATCAAAATATTGATCTGCTAGTAATGAATAATACCCTACAACTGGTCAAAAACGGCAATGTAGGCGGAATATCATGGTGGCAATTCCTAGAAGCATTTCCGTTCAAGTTCGAAGAAGGCATATCAACTATACGATTACAGCGGCCGGATCTACCAACAGAAATTGTGGGCATCTTTGCAATATCAACTGCAGATACTGAAGCTGTTGTAAACTGGGACGAAGATTCAATTCCCACTGACACTGTTATACCAGGGCCCAATGGCAGTCGCAGCAAGATAGATTTTATAATTGATCCGATCAATATTCCTGAGGATAGCCCTGTTAACTTTTTTAGGGATAGAAACTATAATCTAATTGATAAGGAAACTCCGCGTGGCGAAAAATTTAAAGAGTATGCATCGAACTTTTCTAATAATCTAGAAGATATAAAATCGCCTGGATTAAGAATTTTGCTGTTAAACGATATCAGCAAAGATGAAAACACAGACGGAGCAGACGCTTGGAAGAATCAAGACGGTTCAGATTTTACGGCTAGTGCTAACGATATCCTAGAATGGTCAGGCACAGAGTGGCAGATTGTGTTTGATTCTAATGGCTCTGATTCCACAGTGACGCCAGTTTACACTACCAATCTTAACACTGGCGTACAGTATAAATTTGAAAATTCTGAATGGCGGCTGTCATTTGAAGGCGAATATCCGAACGGAACCTGGCGCATAGAATTTTAAAATAATTACTTGTATGACACAAATATGTTCAGGCGCTCTTTTTTTTGCACTTGACACCGAACGGTTTCTTTTTTTACATAGGACGCAAGGTAAAAAAGCAAACGTTTGGGGAATAGTAGGTGGAAAAAACGAAGAATCTGAAACACCTTGGTTATCACTCAAAAGAGAAATTTCTGAAGAAATAGGTGAAAGAGAAATTATAAAACCGATTCCTCTTGAGACTTTTGTTTCGACTGATAAAAAATTCTGTTTTCATACCTATCTATGTTTTGTAAAAAAAGAATTTATTCCATTGCTAAATCACGAACACAATGGTTACTCATGGGTTACATACGGAAAGTGGCCTAATCCATTGCATTACGGACTAAGAAACACACTGCAAAACAAAACCAATCTTTCTAAACTAGAAACAGTATTTCAGGTTATAGACTTATATGAAAAACAACTTAATTGACACAGATTTTTAATTAATGGAGTTGATAAAAAATAATGGATAATTTACAGATGCTAGGCACTGTGCTAGACGATGCACTAGACACAGAAATAGTAAGAGTTATTTATAAAGACGGAACTGCAGGTCTATTTACAAGAATAGAAGAAAAGGTAAAAGGAGAAGAACCGCCGGTTATTTCCCCTAATACTGTCCCTGCCTTTAACATAAATTCCGAAGAGTGGGAACTTGTAATGTTAGAACGAATAGATATAGCAGAGGCTGTTTAATCTAAGTGCTGTTTGATTAGATTTTCAACCTTCTCGAATTGGCTGTAATACTGTTCAGCTACATCTGACAAATCAATGCCTCTTTTTTCTCTTCGACCTTTAGATAACGATTTATCATTGTACTCTTGAGCATAAGTGCGAAGTTTTTTAATCTCTTCCCAAAGATCTTCAGATCCAATTTCTGCTGCTTGATTCTGAAATAATTGCATTGCTACATAATAATCTTTGTCTTTGTACCATATACCGGCCATTGTTTTCTCCTTAACCCTGACTTTCAGTCCAGCTGATACGGGCAAACATTGCTTCTGTTCTGCCTGTTAAATTCCTAGCATTGATAGTAAGAATGTCCGGGCCGTCTGGATAAATGTTGTTACCTCCGAGTATACTATTTCCAAGTTCTCTTATTTGTCCAATATTTCTTTCAGTAACAGAGAATCTACTATCACCCTGTTCAGAGAAGAAAGAGAACACTTGGTCGCCCGCATCTGGTAACGGGAAAGTTCCTACAACGGAATGATCTAGATACTGTGTGATGGATCCGTTACCAACAGTTTCCCAATTATCCTCATTTAAAAACAATGTGGTTTCTGAATTTATTCTTACTGATATTTCAAATATTCCAGTTGTAATAACACCAATCTGTTGAAGTATTACAGCAGACCTGTTAATCAAATTTCTAACTCCGAATGGTCTTCCTATTCCGTTGTCGACAGAAGGAGCTAATCTAATACTGACTATAGGTAGTTCCTGTCCAGATCCGATTGAGATAGCTGTTCTGTTCAAACCAGTAAACAGATACGATTTATCAGTATCAAATCTACCATCCATAATTACAGAAACACCCCAGTGGCTCAATGCTGGACCACAATTGCCATTAAAACTAAACGCAGTGTCACCTGAGTCAGCAGTTGCATTTGAAGTAAGGCCAAATTCGTTTCGTGCATCTATATTGAATGTAGTAACATTTCCAGACTGAGGTCCTTTGGTATATTTTAAAATTTCGTAGTTAATAGACGCTCTTCCTTTTGCAGGAAATTTTGCAGCATCTTGATTAGACATTTCGAAAGTGGTTCCTGTGGAAGACAATCCAGCAGTAAGAAGACCTTGCTTCGGTGTAGTTGATATTTCAAATCTTCCTGGCAGGTTACCTGATCGCATGTAAGCCTCTGTGTTATTGTTGTTGTTTGGCTCTTCATGACAGTATAAAATTGTGCCATCTAGGCCACGCATACCCCAACGAACTTTACCGGCACCGTACCAGGAATAGTCCATAAAAATCATTTGCATTCGCAAAGGATTGAAAACAAATCCGCTCGGGCCAGATCCGTCTAACTTGTCTTGATTAAAGTCCTGAATTTCAGTTTTACGTTCGTTTACTTTATTAAATTTTACAAGACTTTCGGTTTGGGTTCTTATATCAGGCTGTACTATCAGGTTTTGATCATCGGATATAGCTGTAATCTTATAAGTACATCCTTTTATAACAATGAATCCTCCTACTGCTAACTGAGTAAGGAATTTTGTATCTACTCCGGTAACAACGGAAGAGTTAGCTACAAGGTTTAAGGTGCCGGTTAATTGTTGTGTGCTTGCTTTTATTACTGCAGACAGTGTCTTACCATCGTATTCGTAATAAATTCCATTTTGCTCATCGAACATTCCGTCTCTTACAGCAGCGTCAAGATACTCCACTACACCCACTCTGCCTATACCTCCTGGAGCAAAGTCTGTGATACTGGGATCAATCTGTATTGTAAAGCTTTTTGGACTAACAACATTACCTACTCTATATATTCCGTTATATAAATCAGGACCTGATGCAACAAACAAACCAGACAGCTCAATCAGTGCACCTTGTCTGTATTCATCAGGTTGAGCAAAACCGTGCTCAGAATCTAAATCAATGTTAAGTTCATAAAAAGGAAAATTAACTGGATCAAATACATTAGTTGTTACAGATATTCTTAATATGTCATATGTAGGTGAAAAGAGCACACCTGTAGAGAACTGAATGCCTTTACCTGACTGATATCTAAAATATTTACGAGTTTGTCTAATAATCTGTGTATTAGGCGCAGGCGATCCTGGTTTTATCTGTACGCCGCCGTCAACAAATCTATGGATGCCCACCGCTTCAGACCTTACATACACTTCTGTACTAGAAGTGCTTACTACACTATTATCATTAAAAAGTTCAATAGAGTCTGTTCTATATTCTACTTGTGTTTGGGAATTTATTGCAACAATTTCAAAGCTACCTATGTATGGTTGGTCGTTTTGGTTATTGTCTACAACATATAATCTTTGTCCTGGAAAGAAGTTATGCGGACTTCCAAAAGAAATTGTTGCATTTGTAGTACCAGATACACGATTTACTGATGTAATTGGAATCGATGCTCCGGTAAAGAATCCTCCAGTATAAATTGTAGTATATTGAGTATTAAACGATCCTTGTACTAATTGTCTTGCAGTAACAATTATAGATCTAGTATTGTTAACGGCTTTAACAAGATATGAGCCGTCAACTTCTGATCCTACTGATTCTCTAATTACTATTGGTTGCCCAACAAAAAACGGAACTAGAGGATCCACATTTACGTCTATTTGTAGATCTCTTGCAGAACCAGTAGATGTAATAACTCTGAAAGAATCTCCTGCTGACGGGGTACCTGCACTTTCGGCTAGATATGCAGCATTTACTCCATCGCCTATAACAGGAGCTGAACCTACTGTAGAACTGCTACTTACTTGTTCGTAATGCAAATCAATTATATTACTGCCTGATGAACAGTGGAGTTCCCAAACATGTAAGATACTAGATTGATTTCCGAAGTTAGATCCTTCCCAGCGTATAATAAAATCTCCACCGACTGTGCCTGTATAAAGTTTCATTAAAGCTCTATCGCCAGGCAACATGTTAATGTGTGGAAAAGGCGGATCGTTTCCATCGAATCCAGAGAACTGACTTGCGCCACCGCCGAAAGTAAAATAACCATTGGTTCCGACATAGATACTGGAGTAAAATGTGCCTAGAAATTCTATATTAAACGGAAGATTCACAATATAGTTTGCATCGTCTGAATAACCTGTAGGTCCAAAATCTCTAATTAAATTTAATCCAGATCTACCATTTAGGCCAGAAGCCAAAGGACTTAAAGATGCACTTGCAGATCCCGCACTGACTGCGCCTACATTGGTGATTTCGTCAGCAGTAAAAGCAGGTTCGTTGGCTTTTGAAAATACAGAAGGAATATTATTAACTAATTCCACTGTTTCCCATTTAGTGCCCTGTAAAGAGTATTCAAAGTCAGTGTCAATTAGAGATTCTGGATTAGATACACGAAGTTTTTCAACCGGATCTTGATAAGTAGGGTGCGGTTGAATAAATTGATTATCGTCTTCATAGAATATTTGAATCTTATCGGTTTGATTCATTCTGGTTGTATCAGCATATAAAGTAATTGTAGTTTCGTTTACAGGCTGTTGTTGGTAAATTGCTTTAACTAGCTTTGTTGGATCTGCAAATGCATAAATTATTTCTCCAAATGTTTGATTGTTTATTAAAAGTAGTTTTTTGGCATCATAGTTGCCTACAAGAGTAATTTTTCCTTTTTTACCTGTAGGAGCAACTTCTGCCGGAAGATCACTTAAGCCATTAGCAATAACATTAGTAACACTAGTTACCAGATCTGACACTCTAGTATCTGCGCCTATTTCTGCAGGGAAACCTACTATCTTTATTTGATCAATTTCTGTTTGATAAACCGGTGTAACGGTTGTATTTGGAAAAATAAAATTGTTGATTAGCTCTATCATATATTGATAGGCAGCCACTTCCGGCTCTCTAGTGCCAGAAATTTGCGGAATATTCTCGTTCCAAAAGAAAGATGCAATTTGTCTTGTATTGACATTTCCGTTATATCTAACATCTTCAATCAATGCATCTAAGATAAGACCTGTATCTGAATCTATTCTGTTAGCGTCAAATGTGTAGTTTTGAAAAGGGGCAATATTATTTGTAACTTGATTATTAATAAATCCTAGCACATTCTTCCTAATGTATTCTTTGTTTTTTTCTAACAGCTCAACTGCATTTTGAAATGCATTAAAATTTTGGTTTACGCCTGGTTCGAATACATAATTAAATAATTGCTTTTTTGCCATTCTTTCTTCCTTATCCGCCTAGTGCTACGGAATATATTATTGCTTCTAGTGTCGCTGCGCCTGCTCCGGAAATCTGCGTTCCATTTGAATAGATATCTGCTGCATACAAATCGCCGGTAACTCCTACGCCGCCTCTAACAACTAAAGTACCTGATATATCACTTGTTGCTTGTATATTTCCATTTACCTGAAGTGCGCTCTGCTCATTGTCAAGACCGGCACCTATTACAACTCTACCGCCATATTCGGCTAATCTAATAACACCGTCTGCATCTACTTGTATTTTGGGTATGCCTGCAATATCATTTACACGATAAATTGTATCTGTGTTATTGTTTGTAATACTAAGTAATTGCCCCGATGACGCTTCAAAACTTATAGTTCCAGAATCAAACGGAAGAGCCTTTACTGTAACATTCTGTGCAGTATTATTGGCATTGGCTCCGCTAAAGACTATACTAGGGTCTTCGGTTGGGCTATTTACGTTAGGTGTAATTACTAAATTTTTATCGCTATTGGCCATTTTTTATCCTGCTTGTATTTATCATTCTATAATTTTTGTATTAATATGAATCCGTTGCCGGTGTCTACATAATCTATGCCGCCTAAACCTTCCGTGATTGTAGATGTAACAGCAGTTGCAGTAACGAAGCTTCCGCCTCCTCCTCCTCCGCCCCAAGAACGACCTGAACCTGTCTCTGAATAACCTTCGCCGGCGCCGCCGCCAGTGTATCCACCGGCACCGCCGCCGGCATTGCCGTTACCACCGGCACCACCACCGCCGCCAAATCCTCCGCTCATAGGCAAGCCATCATCGGATCCTCCGCCAACGAAACGAGCTCCGCCTAGACCATCTCCAGGATGATCGTCGCCGTTCGATAACCAGCCTGCGCCGCCTCCACCTCCATCGTATTGTTGCACAGTTCCACCAGTTTCAGTCGAAAATCCGCCCTCGCCTATACCTTTGTTTCCAACTGATCCTCTAGTTATTCTTTGATTAACACCGAAATTTTCTCCCGATGCTGATTCGTTACTATCTTCGGTAGAACTTCCTCCCTTTCCATTACCGCCTGTACTACTATTACCTCCGTGTCCTGATCCGCCTCCTCCACCAGCCACTACAATCAAACCATTGCCGCCTATTGTACCGGTATAAACCCAGGAACCTCCGCCGCCGCCGGCGCCGTTTCCTGAACTAGAAGTGCTAGAAGTTGGTTTTTGTCCGACAACTAGGTTAACAATATCTCCTTGATTTAACGGAATATCTGCAACTACTTCTGCACCTTCTCCAGGGAAGGCCGGGTTAAAACTACCGCCGTGAATTCCGCCAGTTGCTCCTTTTGCGGTTATTCTATATGTAGTAGTTTGAGGTACAGTCCATTGCTGAATACCATCTGTAGGCGCACTATAAAAACTATTATTCGAAAGCCAAGGATTTGTAGTTGTGTCGTAGGAGTTTAACAGAGTAGATTCTGACGGACCATCAGGACCGTTTGTAGATGCAGCAGTAAATGTAAATTGAGTAAACTCGTATAATGATGCTGTAATTTCAATATTGAAATTTGCAGTTGCAGTTTGATTACTTAGATCTGTAATAGTAACTGTGAATGTCGTGCTAGACAATTGACTTGTAGTGCTTCCTGTAATTTCACCAGTAGAAGTATTAAAAGATAACCCTGATGGAAGAGCAGGGGATATAGAAAAATTGTACGGAGTGATCCCACCAGTTCCTGTAACAGGTGTAACTTGTATTGAAGAGTCAGTAGCTTCGACTATAGAAGGTACATCTGCATTTGCTATTAATGGAGTTGCGTTAACTGTAAGATCAAAAGTAAAAGTTTCTTCTTGAGGGGTAGGAGATACCTGATCATTCACCGTTATAGTATGGGATGTAGTGTCATAAAATCTATTAGCTATTCCTGTTATTGTCCCCGAAGCAGGGTCGAATGCTAGATCTGGGGGGATAGCTAGTACATTTATAGAACCAGTATAATCAGCCGAGTTTTCACTATTATAAAAATATGTGGTAGGAGATTCGTCAGTAGTGTTCCAAATAACTACTCCGTCTTCGGTGCCATTATTAGTTACACCAGGTACTGCATTTCCGGTTCCTGTTGTAGGAGCAGTTTTGATCCAAAAAGGTTCGGGAGATCCTGATTCCTGTTGATCTTCTGTTCCTGTGCTGGGATAGGATCTTGTAGGACCCCAGATAATTCGAACAGCGCCGTTGCCGCCATCTGCAGCGCCGGCACCAGAATCATCTTCTGCTCCTGTTCCACCGCCGCCAAATTGTTTTCCGTTTCCGCTGGAACCAGGGTTTCCTCCCGTGGTTCCAGAAGAATTATCGACTCCTGTTCCACTCGCACCTTCGCCTAGTATGCCCACACCTCCGCCACCGGCAGTAACATCTGAAGTGAAACCGTTTGCTCCGCTGTGGCCGCCGCCACCGCCGCCGGTTCCGTCTGTCGGTCCGCCGGTTCCTGTACCACCATTTCCGCCATTACCTGAATATCCCCCGGCTCCGCCGCCGCCGCCGGATTCGTTGCCGCCTGTGCCGCCGCCGCCAGAACCGCCGTTTCCGCCACCGTCTCCAGTAAACCCGCCGCCTGGCGCTGTCGAAGAGCTATTATATGTTCCTCTAGTGCCGCCTATGCCTTCTACTAGATAGTTTCCACCTCTATCTACAAACGAGTCGCCGCCCGATGTAGCATTGTTAGATCCAGCGCTTGTTCCTCCTGATCCTCCGGCACCTACCACAACAGATAAAGTTTCGCCTGGCGTTACAGAAATGGTTGCCCATCCTAGGCCGCCACCGCCACCGCCACCGCCGGAAAATCCGTTAGATGCGTTAGTCGAAGTTGACCCACCACCACCGCCACCGACTGCTACTGCACTAACACTGTTTACTCCTGCCGGAACAGTAAAGGTATACGTGCCGGGACTTGTGTATACTTCTTGGCCAGTAGAAATTCCACCGGTGCTTACATTAAATTCTAATGTAGCTCCTTGAAATACAGAAATAGAAATATCGTCGCCCGAAACTGGACCTGCAAAGGTATAACTATCGACATTGTTATTTGTTACAGTCCATCTAAAAATATCTTCACTTTGAGTATTTTCAGGCAAGGACGGTTGTATAGAGTATTGTAAATTACCAAATCCCCCAGATGCTGATACTGGTTGAACATTAGTTTCGCTGTTAATAGATAGGTCGACTACCGGAGAAGTTGGAGTGAGAACAATAGGAGACGCATTTACATTTAAGGTAAATGTATTTGTAGCTATGTTGTTTAGTTGGTCAGCTACTGTAACAGTATATGTCTGCGAACTTAAAGATGTAGAAAACCCGCTTACAAAACCAGTTAAATCATCAATTTCAATTCCTTCTGGCAATGATGGCGATATAGAATAGAAATAAGCTCCTACGCCTCCTTGTCCTTCTACAGGTAAAAACTCTGATATATTTCTTCCCACAAATTCTTCTTTTATAGAAATTTGTTGATTAGCAAATATTGCCTCTGCAATTACAGGATCATACTTTCTTTGTTCAAATGCTTCATAATTCGATTTTATTTGAGAAGATGTTAACGCATTATTATAGACTCTTACTACTCTAAAACGAGACGGATTAAATTGACTATCGCCGCCGTTCCTAATTAAAAGAACACTAGATTCAATATCATTTGTGAAATTTGTTTCACTTCCAATAAACATACCGTTATAATAGGCATATAGAACCCCTGCTTCTCTTTTGACAGATATACAGTTCCATTCATTGATTAATAAATTCCAACCTGTTATCGATCCCTGAGTAGTAAATAAATTGCTTTGAACATACAGTTCTCCGGTAGTCTGCGCTGCTTTTAATGAAAAAACACTATCATCGGGTAATGCTATGATATTAGTAATAGATTGAAAAGATAAGGGATATAACCATACCTCTAGAGTAAAATTACCAGTTCCAAAGTCTAAGTCTTTATCTGAACCCGAAAGCTGTACTTCAGAAAACTGTTCTGTATCATTAAATTCAAAATACCCAGTAATATTATCAAAAGCAGGATTTCCTACTAAATTTGCATCGTTTTTTTCAGTGCTTAAGTCATACCATTCTGATCTTCCGATATTCCAAGAATCTTTTCTTAAAAAATCAAGATTCAAAATTAGACCATCTAGTTTTATGTTAGGACCTGTACGAGTGCTCATGATAATTATTTATTCTATTGTGGAGTGCCAAATAGTTGTATAACAGGTCTAAAGGATTCGCTAGATGATGCTGAATCAGTTATATCCCAAGTTCCGGCACTGTCTGTTCTGCTATAATAAGAAGTTCCGTTACCTATAGGCATAGTGCCTGACGAATTATATGAAGGTTGTACTTGACCCCATGCCCATACTATGGCTAAATTTCCGCCTGTCCATGTATATGGCGTAGTAAAAGTAAATTCTTTTGTTGTACCAGAACTAAATGTTTCACTGGATGGCGATTTAACTTCGGTGAAGCTTCCGCCCGAGGACCCGCTGTTATTTGCGGTAATTGGTTCAAAAGTATTTTTCATACCAATTGCATAAGTAGGCAGTGGTTGATTAGCTGGTTCTTGTGCTACGTCAAATCTTAATCCTGTTATCGATGCGTTAGATGCTCCGAATGCAGTAGTAAGTTCAGCTGTTGAATAAGTTGCTACTACCACTAATCTTCTATACCATATATTAATCGGTGTGTAATCCCTAGTCCCGCTGATACCATTGCTGCTAATAATATTTGGAGTCCAAATAGGTTGTGGAGCTACTCCGCCTCCGCCTCCGCCTCCGCCTCCGCCTCCGGGGCTAGCTGATCCCGTGCCTCCTGGTAATGTTATTATTACCGATCCGTCGCCGGAATTAAGACTTCCTGCTTGGGTTACTGCACCTGTAAAAGCTAAGTGTGGTTCGCTCCCGGTTATATTAAAAGTTCCATCGAATGTAGATGCTTCGATCGCATCG